GAAGTCATTCATCAGCGTCCAGGCAAAACAATTCCGGAGAAGTTTCCGGGTCAGGAACAATACGAGTCCAGCTTCACGGACTATGCAGCGGACTTTGATCGTTGAGGAATTCAAAGAGTTCCTTGAAGCTGAGAATCAGTTACTTACAGGATTCGTAGTTAATGCTACCGATACCCTCAAAGAGTTAGCTGATCTAGTCTATGTCTGCTATCAATACGCAGAAAACCTTGGTTGGGATCTTGATGAAGCTCTCAACCGTGTCCACCGAAGCAATATGAGTAAGCTTGGGGAGGACGGAGAACCTGTATACCGAGAGGATGGTAAAGTCCTCAAGGGACCTAATTACGAACCACCAAACCTTAGTGATCTTGTCTAGTATGTCCACTGATCTTATTGCCCGTACTGGGCGCGTTCAATCTTGGATCGATGATCCTACCTCACGACTCCCTGTGTCGTGTACAGTATTTGTTGTAGAGGACACCATGGAGGGTCCCAATGGAATCGAAGCCTCTTGGCGATTTGTTTCGCACGCTCTACGCTATGGAGCGGGAGTTGCAGTCCATCTATCTAAACTCCGGGCACGAGGAGAGGAGAATGATAAAGGCTTGGTTGCATCAGGCCCCGTATCTTTTGCCAAGATCTACTCAACACTAAACGAAATCCTTCGACGTGGGGGTGTATATAAGAATGGTGCAGTGGTTCTCCACTTGGACCTTAATCACCCTGACGTGCTTGAGTTTATTACTGCTTCTCGGGCTGAGCTTCCTTGGGTTAAGCGCTGCGTTAACATTAACAAGCATTGGTGGGAGCTTGCTACAACTGAAACCAAAGAAGCCCTACTTGATGGTATCAAAAAGGGTGACATCTGGCTCAACAAAACAAAGGTAGACAAGAATGGAAATCGAATCAGGGGTAACGTATGCTTGGAGGTATACCTCCCAAGTAGGGGAACCTGTTTACTTCAACATGTCAACCTCGGCGGATGTGAACTCAATGACATTCAAGGTGCGTTTGTTCACGGAATGTCCGAACTGTGCAACCTTCACGGAAAAACAAATGTTGGCGAAAGCGGAGAATACCTACCTTCAAGCACAGATCGCCAAGTTGGTCTCGGATTGCTGGGACTTGCCAACCTTCTGAGGCGTTATGGTATCACCTATGAGGTGTTCGGTAAAGCACTGAAGGATATCAACGATGGGCAGATGGCACAGACACCTGCTCATATCCTTGCAGCGGAGATCAATGCTGGTGTGACTGCAGCAGCACATACCGCCCGTATCAACAAGATGGATCGAGCGTTTGCTATTGCACCAACAGCATCTTGCAGTTACCGCTACAAAGACCTGGATGGGTATACTACCTGTCCTGAAATTGCACCTCCTATTGCCCGCCAAGTCGACCGTGATAGCGGTACCTTCGGCGTCCAGAGCTTCGACTATGGTGATGTAGAGATCGCCTCTGAAGTTGGCTGGGAGAACTACAAGCGAGTTACGGACGAAGTTGTCCGTATGCTTGATAAGACGGGACTTCTTCATGGTTACTCATTCAATAGCTGGTCCGATATGATCACCTATGATGAGCAATTTATTGAGGAGTGGCTGGATAGCCCCCAAACATCTCTTTACTACTCACTCCAAGTGATGGGAGACGTTCAGGATAAATCCAGCGCATATGCAGCACTGGATGAAGCTGAAGTCGATGATTACCTGGAGTCTATTCTAAACGACCCGGCTGGCGCTAGTCAGCCCCAAGCTCCTGATTGTAATTGCGGCGAATGAACCCTTATCAAAAACTACAACAACGTAAGCGTACCTGGACACCTGTCCAAACTACTGCTGGAACCGTTCGTGATGGCTCACAAGAAACTATCTACCGTGCGCTTGCTATGCGGCACATGGAGCTCCCCGTTGGTAGCTTCATTCAAGATGCCCTTAGTGAAATTCCAGCTCTATCGGCAGACCTACTCCGATCTAATGTCAAAGACGAAGAAAACCACGACCTGGCTCTCGGTTACATCGCCAATGCTTTGGGTGTTGACGAAACTGCTGAAGCCGAAGCGAAGCGCCTTAGGGATGCTTGGGAAGCGCATCCTGATCACACAGTCCTTAAAGCACTGGTTGCCGAGCGTGCAATTTTCTTCGTACTACTCCCCTTCTTCCGCTTTAATGGTGACGCTGGTCTCCGCACAGTTTCCGCTGACATCAGCCGAGATGAGCAAGTCCATGTAGCGGCTAACAGTCTTGTGTGTAAGGAGCTTGGACTTGAGATCAGTCCCTCCTTGGACAAACTGCGTAAGGCAACTATCAATTGGGTTATGTCGCCTCTCAAAGCGTCTACCAACAAATATCTGGACAAAAAATTTTGGCTGGATGCTAGTGATCGCCTGATGTATGAAGGCAAGGCTCCTGAGCTTTCTGATACAAAGCGAGCACGTATGCCAGCGTTCTTTGAACATGCAAACCCCAACCTACCTCAATATGCTTGAGACCCATGGTCTCCAGCTCAGCTCTCTCATCAATGAGTTAGAGCAAAACTTCCCACCACTTAATCCCCACCCGGATGACTCACACTCATTAATTATGTACCGCTCTGGCCAACGTTCTGTGGTAGAGTGGATTCAACACCAACTCAACGAAGAGACCAATGGCTAGACAGAATCAACGACAAGAGTCACAGCAACAATCACGACAAGAAGTGCGTCAAGAGGCACGTCAAGCTGCACAGTCAGGTTCATTTGGACAGTCCAATGTGCAAGCAATGCGTGAGGCTGGCGTACGACCCCAAGCTATTCAAAACATTAGAGAGGTAGCTAGGCAAGCACCTGCAGCTCAGTCCCAAGGTGCACAAGGTGTTAACATCGGTTATGGTGTAACAAATACTGGCAGCCCTGGTGGCTATAGTATGCCAGGAGGTACTGATCCTAGGACTGGTCAACCGATTGCTGCTAGTCAAGCATCTAACATCTTCAAGCTGAACATCCCATTCAGCACCGCAGGTGTTACTAATATGCTTGGTAATCCAATGAACAACTTCGACACTGGATTCCAAGTAGTTGGTGATGGTGTCAACTGGCAAGACCCAGCCAATGCCGCTGCTCTTGCTCAGTACACATCACCTGAAGCTATCAATCGACACATCAATAGCCTTTGGGCTATGTCGTCTGCCAATCCTAACAGGGATGCAAACATGGCAGCCTTTATGGATAGTGGTAGTGCCGAATCTCTGATTACTGGTAGGCCTCCTACGGCTATGCCAGCTGGATTCACAGGACTGTACAACCCCTCCATGACTGGACTCAATACACCATGGTCCCAGCAGTATGCAGCTGCTAACAGTGGTGCAGGCGGTACTGGAGGCGCTGGAGGAACTAATGCTATGTCTGGTGGTAGCGGTGGCGGAAGAAATGTTGCAGGCGGTGGTGGTGGCTCCACTGGTAATGCCTCCAACCTTGGCCAAGCTATTCGAGCAGCTGGTGCTGGTGGCATCAGTAAGGGTGAACTCAATCGGATGCTAGAAGGTTCTGGCAAGTCTGGTGGTACTGCCATCCAACGTCTCGATCAAATCAATCGATCCTTGAAAGAGAAAGATAGAACTGGCATTAGCCTGAACTCAGGTGCTGCTAATATGCTTATCAATCAAGCATCAAAGAAACCTACTTCGATGTTCCAGGAATCTGAATTCGGTACTGGTAGAATTGGTAGCGCTCTACAGGGCATGATGGGCACCAGGGAAAGCGGTGGTTACATCAATCCACAGAGCGGACAACAATTCACCACTCCCGGTAAAAAGCCCAAGCTTATGTTAGGCGGTACTGCTATCCGTCCTGGTGGACGTGAAACGGTACGTGGCTTTGGTAAGCAGTTCACACCTAAGACAGCAGCCCCTATTGATACAACTCCAGCATCTGCTAGCACTACCGATACAGGTGGCGGCGGCGGTATGGATATTGGTGGTGCAAATATGGGTGAAAGCTTCACTGCTCCTGAAACTCCCACTGCTGCTGCAACGCCTAGCCCGTTTGGCATTGGTGCTGATCTCGCTAACTGGGCTACTGGCTTTAAGTCTAAGAGAAGCAGCCGTAAAGGCGCTGGTCCCCGTGCACAAGGTCTAGGCTCTCAACGAGTAGCACCATCATTTAACACACTTGGATTATAGTAAATGTCAGCTAAAACAAGATACGATTATCTAAGTAAGTATCGTTCCACGTTTCTAGACACAGCTGTACAGTGCTCTGAGTTGACTCTACCTACTCTCATCCAACAAGATGATGATGTGGGTAGGTCAACTAATTTAAAGTTGACTACACCATGGCAAAGCGTTGGTGCTAAGGGGGTTGTTACTCTAGCTTCTAAATTGATGCTAGCTCTTCTGCCTCCTCAAACCAGCTTCTTTAAGCTACAGATTGATGATTCAAAGATCGGTGTAGATCTCCCAGCAGAAGCACGATCAGACCTTGATATTTCTTTCGCTAAGATGGAAAGGTCTGTCATGGAAATTATTGCAGCATCAAGTGATCGTGTTACCGTGCACCAGGCTCTTAAGCATCTGGTGGTTGGCGGTAATGCATTGATCTATATGGGTCCTAAGGGGCTTAAGCTGTATCCATTGAACAGGTATGTTGTAGACCGAGATGGTAACGGTGAAATCCTAGAGATCGTCACACGTGAACGCATCAGCCGTAAACTACTAGCACCTATTCTTACTGCTAGTCTTCCTGTTAATCCGCCTGGAGAAGAGGGAGCTGATAGTGAGGAGGATGTAGATGTTTACACGCATGTTAAACGTGACAACAATCGCCTTGTATGGCATCAAGAAGTATTTGACAAAATCATTCCTGGCTCCCAAGGCAAGGCACCACTTGATACTAACCCTTGGTTGGTCCTACGATTTAACGTAGTAGATGGTGAGGCCTTTGGTCGTGGTCGAGTAGAGGAATTCCTTGGCGACTTGCGCTCACTTGAAGCTCTCATGCAAGCACTCGTAGAGGGCTCTGCAGTGGCTGCTAAGGTTGTCTTTACCGTATCTCCCTCTAGTACTACTAAGCCTCAAACACTCTCTGCTGCGGGCAACGGAGCCATCATTCAGGGTCGTCCTGATGACATCTCTGTTGTGCAAGTCGGTAAGACAGCAGACTTCCGAACTGCTATGGAAATGGCTGCAACACTTGAGCGTCGACTCAGTGAAGCATTCCTCATCCTTAATGTTAGGAACAGTGAGCGTACTACTGCTGAGGAAGTACGCATGACGCAGATGGAACTAGAGCAACAGCTTGGTGGCCTATTCTCGCTACTCACTGTTGAGTTTCTTGTACCGTATCTGAATCGTAAACTCTCAGTACTGCAAAAAAACCAAGACATCCCACGTATCCCCAAGGATCTAGTACGACCCACTATTGTGGCTGGTATTAATGCGCTTGGTAGGGGGCAAGATAGGGAATCACTTACTCAGTTCTTCACTGTTATTGCTCAGACACTTGGACCTGAGGCACTTGGTACTTACCTTAATGTAGACGAAGCTGTTAAGCGTCTTGCTGCTGCTCAAGGTATTGATGTACTGAACTTGATTAAATCAATGGATCAGGTACAGCAGGAACGTAACCAGGCACAGCAACAAGCTATGGAAATGGAGCAACTTAAGCAAGTACCTAATCTTGCCAAAGCTCCTATGATGGATCCTACAAAGAATCCACAACTATTGAACGGATCAAATGAACAAACAAACGCCAACGAGATCCCAGAGATCGAACAAGAAAGCAACATCCCCGGAGGAAGTCCCTTCGGTTGACCAAGTTGATGAGCAACCAACTGAAGCTGCACCTTACATGAAGCGCACTAAGGTTGGTGAACCCACCATCGGTCGTTCCCCCGATTTCGTTAAGACTGTAGGTCTTGGAAATCTAACCGTTATCACAGCAAATGGCAAACGAAATTACACTTAATCCGTATGAGCAAGCAGAGGGTGAGTTCTCTGCTGAAGAGCTTGATTCTCTGCAAGTTGGTGAACAGCTAGCCGAGCAAGAGCAACAACTGTTGGCTGGTAAATACAAGTCAGCAGAAGAGCTGGAGCGTGGCTATCTTGAGTTACAGAAACGTCTCAGTGGTAAGGAAGAGCCAGAGGTAGAGACCCAAGAGGAGGAGCCTCAACAAGAGGAAGCCCCAGATGAGGAAGGGCTCGACCTTTATGGTACGATTATGGAGTCGTACCGTACTGGTCAGTGGGACCCTGAGGTTGTCGGCTATGTCGAAGGCATGAACCCTGTCGATGTAGCTAATATGTTCCTTGAAAAGGGCACAGCACAACAAGCACCTCAAGCTACATCTAGCGATATTGAGCAGATTCAAGAGTCAGTTGGTGGTACCACTGAGTACCAGAACATGATTCAATGGGCATCTCAGAATCTATCTGAGCAGGAGACAGCTATGTACGATGCTGTAATGGATCGCGGTGACCCTCTTGCTATGTTCTTTGCTGCTCAGGCATTGAATGCACGATACCAAGACGCTGTAGGTTACGATGGTGAGATGCTTACTGGCAGTGCACCACGCAATTCTAATGATGCCTTCCGTTCGCAAGCTGAACTGGTAGCTGCAATGAGTGACCCTCGCTATGATAAGGATCCTGCTTATCGTGCTGATGTAGCAGACAAGCTTGAACGATCCAACATTAACTTCTAACCCACCTAATGAACGACACTAACATCTTCGCGAAAGAACCCACCATGTACACCGACGAATCCTACACTGTGCCCCATAACGAACGTGCTGAACTCCTCAATGGTCGCCTTGCTATGCTTGGCTTCGTGGCTGCTATTGGCGCTTATCTCGTAACTGGTCAAATCATTCCTGGAGTATTTTAATGCCCCTAAAGAAAGGTACGTCTGACAAAACTGTCTCTGCTAACATTCGTAAGATGAAAGCAGAAGGTTACCCTCAAAAACAAGCAGTAGCTGCTGCACTTAGCAGTGCTGGTAAATCTAAAAAGAAGAAAAAGTAATGGCCTGTGGAAGTAAAGGACACAAAGGCAATGGCGGAAAGAAAAAGTAACGTCAGTCTTAAGATTGGTGTCCACAAATCACGCACTGGCGGCCTTACGGCTGCTGGTCGCGCCAAATATAACAAGGCTACTGGCTCTAACCTGAAGGCTCCACAGCCTGAAGGAGGGCCACGTAAGCGTTCCTTCTGTGCCCGCATGGGTGGAGTGAAGGGACCGATGAAAGATGAGAAGGGACGCCCTACTCGCAAAGCACTAGCCCTCCGTAAATGGAAATGTTAAATGGCTAAGCCTGGTTTGTACGCTAACATTCATGCTAAGCGTATGCGCATTAAAGCTGGCTCTGGTGAGAAGATGAGGAAGCCCGGTGCAGCCGGTGCTCCTACTGCTGCTCAGTTTAAGAAGTCAGCCAAAACAGCTAAGAAGAAGTAACTGACTAGAGAGGCTTGGCCCCTAGCGAGTAGTGTCGAGCCTCAATGAGTAGATGGAAATATAAATGTTCCTTGCTATCTTATTATGATCCCGCTTCTAACTACTCTGTCAGTGATCACCAGTTGGTATGGTCCAGGTTTTAATGGACACTACACAGCTAGTGGTGCTAGATATAATCAAAACGGCCTTACTGCTGCGCACAAGACACTACCCTTTGGAACACGCCTTCGTGTATGTTTCAAGAGGTGTGCCGTGGTGACGGTCAATGATCGTGGTCCCTATGCTTACGGCAGAGGACTCGATCTCAGTAAAGGTGCGGCTGATACTATCGGTCTCACTGCCTCTGGAGTTGGGCGAGTTAAAGTAACACGTCTTAATTAACTTCATGACTACTGCAATTGCAGCACCTAAGTCTCAGGTTAACCCCTGGGACTCTTATCTTAACTGGGTAACCAGTACAAACAATCGTCTTTATATCGGCCACTTTGGAGTCCTTATGATTCCAACGATCTTGGCCGCTGCTACATGTTTTATCATTGCATTCATTGCGGCTCCCCCTGTCGATATTGATGGCATCCGAGAGCCCGTAGCCGGGAGTTTAATGTATGGAAACAACATCATATCGGGAGCCGTCGTTCCGAGCAGCAATGCCATCGGACTACACTTCTACCCAATTTGGGAAGCTAATTCACTTGATGAATGGCTCTACAACGGGGGTCCATTCCAACTTACAGTGTTCCACTTCCTCATTGGCATCTATGCTTACATGGGACGAGAGTGGGAACTTAGCTATCGACTAGGGATGAGGCCCTGGATCTTTGTCGCATACTCAGCACCAGTTGCCGCAGCTACGGCAGTCTTTCTTGTCTATCCATTCGGGCAAGGCTCCTTTAGCGATGCCATGCCATTGGGTATTAGCGGTACGTTCAACTACATGCTGGTGTTCCAAGCCGAACATAACATTCTCATGCACCCGTTCCATATGTTGGGTGTCGCTGGGGTATTCGGTGGCTCACTGTTCAGTGCTATGCACGGTTCGTTGGTTACGTCCTCGCTTGTTCGTGAAACGACTGAAGAGGTTTCTCAGAACTATGGTTATAAGTTCGGTCAAGAAGAAGAGACCTATAACATTGTAGCTGCTCACGGTTACTTCGGTCGTTTGATCTTCCAATATGCATCTTTCAATAATAGCCGTAGTCTTCACTTCTTCCTTGCTGCTTGGCCTGTTGTTGGTATCTGGTTTGCTGCTTTGGGCGTTTCGACCATGGCTTTCAATCTTAATGGTTTCAACTTTAACCAAAGCCTTGTCAGCTCTGAAGGGAAAGTGATTAACACTTGGGCTGACATTCTGAACCGAGCTGGTCTTGGTTTTGAGGTGATGCATGAACGTAATGCTCACAACTTCCCGCTTGATCTTGCCACGCATACTGCACCTACTATTGGTTAATTATGGCACGCGCTAATCCTTTTGATCCGAAGCTGTCTTCGGTCACTGTTCAATATGTCACACCTACTGCAGGCTCTGCTGCTTTTGCAACTGCATACGGTGAAGCTAATCAGACGCTCGTTGAGATGAGCCCTAAAGGCGTTAAGGTACAAGCTGGTACGCTTGCTACCTGGCCCTAACTGGACTGGAGGCACCTCAGAGTAGGACCTCCTTTTCTTTGGCTGAGGCCGGTTACGACCGATACCCTTAGTCATGACAGTCGGAGAGACGACACCAAAAAATATGACAACAAAAATTCTAAGCGCTTAGAGAGGACTACATCGTAAACAACTCTCTCTTAAACTATTGTGGCTAACACTTCTGTAACTCCTGTAGGTCGGATTAATAACACTAGTTCGACCCCCCTTGCTCTTGGTACCGCCTATGATACCAAGTACGCTACCTACCTGAAACTGTTTTCAGGTGAAATGTTTAAAGCCTATGAAGGCGCTACTATCGCCAAAGGCACTGTGCAGAGCCGTACCCTGAAGAACGGCAAAGCTATGCAGTTTATCTTCACCGGTCGCATGGAGGCGGCTTATCATGAGCCCGGCACCCCGATCCTGGGTTCTGGAGATCCTCCGGTGGCTGAGAAGACCATCGTCTGTGACGACCTGCTGATCAGCTCGGCATTCGTTTATGACCTTGATGAAACTCTTGCTCATTACTCCCTGCGTTCTGAGATCGCCAAGAAGATTGGCTACGCTCTCGCAGAGGCGTATGATAAGAAGATCTTCCGTCAGATCGCTAAGGCTGCTCGTGAAGCTCATCCCATCACTGCTGCTCCTGGTCCTGAGCCCGGCGGTTCTGTGATTCAACTTGGTGCTAACAAAGAGTATGATGCTCAAGCACTGGTTGACGCCTTCTTTGAGGCCGCTAGTATTCTCGATGAGAAGAACCTGCCCAAGCAAGGTCGTACCGCTGTACTCAGCCCCCGCCAATACTATGCGTTGGTGAGCCAAGTCGACAGCAATATCCTCAACCGTGACTATGGCAACAGCCAAGGTAACCTGAACAGTGGTGAGGGCCTGTATGAGATCGCTGGTATCTCTATCAAGCGTTCCAACAACCTGCCCTTCCTGGCTGGTAACGTGTCTTCCGTTAACGGTGAGAACAACGATTACTCCGGTAACTTCAGCACCCACTGTGGTCTGATCTACTACAAGGATGCTGCTGGTGTTGTGGAAGCTATTGCTCCCTCCGTGCAGACCACCTCTGGTGATGTGTCGGTTATGTACCAGGGTGACCTGATCGTGGGTCGTCTGGCTATGGGCTGCGGTACCCTGAACCCCGCTGCTGCTATTGAGCTGCAGTCGGCTCGCTCCTGATAAAGGAGAAGTCTAATGGGATTCGCACTTGTTGACGGTGTAGGTGTCACTACTAGTGAAACTGCCTACATGCGTCCTCCTATTGAACCTGGTCGTGAAGGTGGTACGGTTGTTACCGTAACTCGCCTTGGTGGTGGCACTGGCCAAGTGGCTGGCACTAAAGCTACTACCGATGATAACATCAACGGCACTGGCTGTACTCTTACTACTACTGTCGCTGCTGGTGTGGTAACTGGTCAGACTGTTGCTGCTGGTGGTGATGGTTATCGGGTTGGTGATGTGCTGTCCGTTGCTGGCACCACTAGTGCAACCTTCCGTGTTGACACTGTTTCTTATACCAACTGAGGTACTATCTAATGGCTAATCTTTCTACTGCTGCTGGTGGCAGCGGTGTGGCTGGTAACGTTAACTTCGCTACCCGCACCGTAACTGGCGCCTACGCTTCTACTTACGCTGATAACGGCAACCTGGCTGTTTCTGACAACCATGCTGTTCGTCGCTCGGTATCCCGTACTCACGGTACGGCCACCGCTTCTGGCGTATTCTCCGAGACCCAATGTCTCCGCTTTGCTTACACTGGTGTTGAGTCGGATTCTCCGGCACTTGACGCTAGCCGTACTGCTGTTTAATTAGTTCTAATGGGGGTCCTTCGGGATCCCTTTTTTTTAATCTTTTTATAACGTCATCATTATGCCGTATACCAATAACGCTCAGGCTGAGCTACAAGCTGTTAATGAAATTCTGGCGTCTATTGGTCAGGCGCCTGTTACCACCATCGAGGCACAGACCATCACGTACGAAGATGGTACCACTGTCGAAGCTGTAATCAACCCGGAAGTTGCAATTGCTTATGAGACTTTAATGCAAGTCTCTCGGGAGGTGCAGGCAGAGGGGTGGACATTTAACCGAGAGGTTGAGTACCCACTTACTCCTGATGCTAATGGCTATCTATCACTAACTGGTAGTATGCTGCAAATTGATCTTAGTGATACTGTCGCTAATAGTAACTATGATACTGTTATTAGAAACGGTAAACTGTATGATAAGATCGGACACACTGATGTATGGGATACAACTAAGATCTATGAAGTAGATGTGGTTTGGTATTATGACTTTGTTGATCTACCTCAGGTCTTCAAAGACTATATTACATCACGAGCTGCAACACGATGTGCCATTCGTCTTGTTGGAGATGTGAACCTTACCCAAGCTCTTGCTTCCTTTGAAACATGGCGACGCGCTAACTGCCTTGAGTATGAGTGCAATGAAGGCGACTACACCATGTTTGGGTTTAAACAAGGTGATGGGTTCTACAGCAGCTATAAACCATTTAAGGCCCTTGCACGATGACAGCAATCTCTCAACGTATCCCCAACTTCATTGGTGGTATTTCCCAGCAGGCTGATGAGAAAATGCTGTTGGGTCAAGTTAAAGATGCTTTGAACTGTTACCCTGATATTACCCTTGGTATGCTAAAGCGTCCTGGTGGTAAGTTTCTAGGTAGACTAGCTAGTATTACAGCTAATACAGCTAATACAGCTTCATGGTTTAGTATATTTAGGGATAACCAGGAGAAGTATATTGCTACGGTATCCTCTGCTGGTGTTATTAGGGTATGGAATTTGTTAACTGGACTGGCTGGCAGTGTTACATATCCAGCTGGTAAGCAAGCATCTATTGAAAGCTATTTAACTGCTACAGACTATCGTAGCATTAAGACTCTCACTATTAACGACTTCACTTATATTGTCAATAGTGAGAAAGTTGTAACTGCTAAGGCAGCTCCTAGTTGGAATGCTAAAAGGCAGGCCACTGTTGTTGTTTCCGGTGTTGAGCATAATACTGCCTACAATGTAGTTATCAATGGCACCACATATACTTACACTTCCCATGCTTCTGGTTCTGGTAACCTGACTATTGGAACTGTGATGACTGGTATCTCAACAGCCATTACTGGTGGGTTCGCCACGAAGACTATCATTGACAATACAATCTACTTGACCTTTAGTACAGATACTAATGTGTCTGGTTTCGCAGGTGTCACCGGTAAGGACCTTCGTGTTTTTCAGGACTCTGTAGATACATTTGCCAGGCTTCCTGAACAAGCTAAGCATAACCAAGTTGTTAAGATCAACAACACTAACGCTAGCCAAGACGACTTCTATCTGAAATTCATCGCTGATGATGGATCGAGTGGTAAGGGTTACTGGGAAGAGACTGTGGCACCCAACGTCAGTACAGGCATAAACGAGGCTACAATGCCCATTGCCTTGATTCGCACTAGCACTAGTCCTCTGACGTTCAGAGCCACCTTCCTGGACGGCTCAGAGACCATTAACAACCTTCCCTTACTATGGGAGCCTCGCTTGGTTGGTGATGAGGAATCAAACAGTCATCCTACCTTTGTTAATAATACCATTCAGGATGTATTCCTATTTAACAATAGACTTGGGTTCCTAACTGAAGATAATGTCTCCATGTCTCAAGCTGGAGATTACTATAACTTCTATCACAAATCAGCTACTACTGTTACTGTATCTGATCCTATTGATCTTAGCTGTGCAAGCATCAAACCAGCTACTGTTCGGTCAGTTGTACCAGTTACACAAGGTTTGTTGCTGTTTAGTGATAGTCAGCAGTTCCTAATGGAAGCAGAGAATGGTGCATGGACACCTGCTAACTGCTCCATCAGCACCATTGCTAATTACGAGTGTGATAGGTACATCAAGCCTGTTGACCTAGGCTCCACTGTTTTGTATGTTAGCCGTAACCAGAGCTGGTCTAGAGCCTTTGAAATCTTTGTTAGAGGACAAAGGGAGACACCTACTGTTACTGAAACCACAAAGGTTGTACCTGAGTGGATGCCGCAAAGCATTACAGAGACCGTAGGAAGTGCCCAGAATGGCCTGTGGGTAGCCTCTGGTAGGACATCTAACTATATGTACCTCCATAGGTACTACGAGCAGGCAGACGAGCGTGTGATGGCTGCATGGGTTCGCTGGCAGCTACCATCTAATGTTATCCATACATCAATCCAAAGCGATGTTCTCTATGTATTGACTAGTGGTACTGAGGGATATACAGTCACACAATACAAACTTGTACTGGCTCCTAGTACTGGTGGTCTTATCAATAGCCTTGGTAACACTGTTGATCCTAACCTGGATTCATGGTGTGAGGTGACTGATAATACCATGGTATCACCAACCCCACCAACAGCTCCTAGTTACAGTAATATCACGGACACTACTAAGGTATATCTACCTACGTATTTTAACACCAGTAAGGTTATTAGATTCGTAGTTGGCTTGCTTAAAGTAGGTAGTCCTGGTACACAATCTGGTTACACCAATGTAGCTGTACTGGCAACTGATGGTGGTGGTACGTACTTCACTATCCCAGGTAATGTTACCAGTAACTATATCTATGTTGGGTATGAGTACAACATGGAGGTAACGCTTCCTAGGTACTACTACTCTATGGGTCAGGCAGGTGTTGACTTCACTGCTATTACTACTACATCTCGTATGGCATTCTATACAGGACTTGGTGGTGATATCTACTTCAACATTAGAGATCGCAGTAGGCCTGAGTGGTCTAGTATTGGTGGTGCACAAATTGCTGATTTCTATATCTCTAATACATCTCCATTCCGTGATGCCTATGTTTATAAAGTACCTATCTACCAGAGACCTGATAACTACACAATGAAAGTTACTTCAAATACTCCGTTCCCTGTTAGTCTTGTGTCTATGCAGTGGGAAGGACAATACTCACCTGGCTTCTATAGGAGGAGTTAGTAATGGCTATAGATCCAATTAGTGCAATTCTTGGTATTGGCAGTGCCGTTATGGGAGGCTTGGGTGGACAAGCCGAAGCTGATGCTCAGAATGCTGCCATTGAAGCTCAACATAAGTATAGTACACAAGCTTGGCGTTACGGTAGGCGCAGCACCATGGCTGACTGGCGCCATAGTACTAAACAGTGGCGCCTTAACGAAAAGAACGAAGAAACTCTAGCTGCATTTAAAGATGCTACCAACCTTCAGGATTGGCAGTATAATCTAAAGATTCAAGACTTTGAGTATGCTTCTCAGATGAAGCAATATGCTAAGTCTGAACAGATCTATGGTCAGCAGCTTACCTTCAACCAGATGGCACAAGCTGCCGCTAATGAAGCAGAGTACCGTAAACTGGAAGACACAATGAAAGAGACGGCCTTCCAGAACCAGGACATTGTTATTAAAGCTCTCCAGTCTGAAGGAGTTGCTGCTGTCAAAGGTCAACAAGGTAGAAGTGCAGAGAAGATGGAGCAAGCTGAATTCGCTGCTCTTGGTCGTAACCAAGCAATCCTTGCTGAGTCGCTATTGAGTGCCAAGGCTGATGCAGCATCTGCTCTTCGCAAGATTGCTAACGATAAGTTTGGTGCCGATCTTGCAGCAGAAGCTAGTCGTATGCTTCGTCCTGATCGTCTTCCTCAACCGCCTAAACCACTTACTACACCACGTGCTGAGTACCTCAAGCCACGTAAGCCAAAGCAGTTTGACTTTGGTCCTAAGCCAATTAAAGGTGCCATGGCATCGTCTACTGGTTCATGGATTGGAGCAGCCAGTCAAGGTTTAACTAGTATTGCTGGTGCGATTGGTAGCTCTGGAAGTAAATATGATTTTGGCATTGATACAACAGGATTAAGTTTTAGTGGTAAGCCATTCTAAATAAATTAAAATGGATCAAGTAAGTTACAGAGGGTACGCCCGGAGTCTAGGTTTCGATCCTATTAAAGCACCTACGGAAGGTCTTGCTAGAATGCAAGAACGAGACAGCCGTATCATACGTGGTATGGAAGAGAACCGTAGGGACATTAAACAGGTTAGAGACGAGTATGGTGCAGGTCTTGAGCGTAAGCTTAGTATCGAAGCACGAGATCGCGATCAAAACTATCAGTGGGAGCGAAAGCTTTCTGAAAAACGTCAGGAAGCTATTGGTAAGAATGCTCAAACACTAATCCAAAGTGAGCTACAGCGTGGTAAGAACGTAGAAGCTACGTTTGAAAGTTTAGCTAAATTCAGCACAACACTCAGCGAAGGCCTTACTGAATACCGTAAAGCTAAAGATGAGTCTGATATGCTAGCTGGCTACATGGAAGTAGCTACAGGCGGTCTATCACCACAACGTCAACAAGCAGTAGCTGGTGCTGAATCACTGCTTAAGCAGAGTGGTGAAGCACAAGATCAAATTGCTGAAGGGTTTCAATCAAGGGGAGTAGATCCTACTGTTGTTACCAGTCTATTGAGTGGCAATAAGGCACGTGACTATGGTCGCCTTAAAGCTCACATGGAGATCATCACTGCTGAGTTCCCTGGTTACGCTCAAGCCAAACTAGATGAGATGAAGGCGCTTACTGCACCAGAGCGTACAGCAGCAATGCAAACCATCTTTGGTGAATTCCTTAAAGAGAATGGTGTCTTCGGACTAAGTGCTGATTTCATGGCACCTGCCCTTATGAAGATGAGGGGAGTATATGGTTCATACATTGAGGCTGCTAGGAAGTCAGATGTAGTCAATAAGTCATCCATGATGCGTGATGATGCACTTAGTGGTATGTCTCGCACAAAGACTGGAGAGAGCCTTGCTGAAGCATTTAGAACTTCCGCACGTAGCTACAGGGAAGATGGTGTAACACCAGTCGGTAATGCTGAAGCACTAGATATTATCTATAAAGAACTGGCTGATACTACTCGTTACTCTGATGCTGATGTTGAGCGTATGCTCAAAGAAGCACAGACAGACCAAGGTAGTTGGTATGACCGATTCCCTCGCCGCCTTGATGATCTGAAGAATGCTAGACAAAAAGACCAAGAGTCTGAATTCCAACTCATTGAAGCCCAAGAGCGTCGTGAGAATAAGCGTAAAGAAGATCAGCTACTTGATTGGGTAAAGAATAATAATCCCAATGAAGAAACTCTTCAGTCTATTATCAAAGAGGGTAAAACACAGGGTATCAACACTGATCGTCTCCAAGCGTACCTTGCCTTCACTACTGAACAACAGAATACTGACTTCTGGACTAAAACTTTCCGTGAAGCGTACCAGTTAGGAACTCTCACTACAGAGGATGTATACCAACCTGGTGTTCCTCCCGAGGTAAAAGAAGCTTGGGTTAACAGAGCACAAGATTTAGACAATCGTAGGGCTAGTGCTGGTATTGATCCAAAAGTAGTTAAGGAGGAATTGACTGCTGCACTCAAGAAAAATTTGATTGGTGATAGTACTGATCGTACTGCTCACTACAGCCTACGTAGTGCATCTGCTTATGCGTATAACTTGTACACCCAAAGATTTAAGGAATACGCTGAGACGATGGAGCCTAGTGCTGCAGCTGCTCAAGCGCGTAATGACGTACTAACTGCGATTGAAAAGCAGACTGGTAGGTTCACTGTTGTTGGATCTGCTTCGGCTAAGAAAACACAGGCTTTCTATGGATCCTTTACACCTGGTAAGCACGCTAATGCTCCGGCTGCCATTGATATCATCAATACAAAAGATGTTGTAAACCGCTTTAATGCCAATCGCAACATCATTAATGAAGAAATTCTGGTAAGCCCTGCTCTTCTTAAGGACATTGATAATAGGATTGCTAGTGGTAAACCATTTTCGATGCCTGAAGTCTTAAATATCCTACAAAGATCACAACCAGGTGTTACTACTACGGATCTACTTAATGCGCAGCTTAATGCGGCAGGACTTACACAACGAGTGAAGCCTGGATTTAGGGATCAACTAAACCAAATCAATGACCCTGTATTGCGTAGTATTCTAGGACAACCCCTTACTCAGGATCGTCTTAATACAGCTATCATTGGTAGCGGCAATGCACCTGCTACTGTACGTACAGGCAATAGTGGTTTTACTGATGTACAGTCTCTTGGTACTGCATCTGGGTTTAAATTCCCACAGGTAATGGCTGCTATGTGGGCATTGGAAAGTGGCTGGGGTAAGTATACCTCAGGTAAAAACAATGTCTTTAATATTAAAGCACGTCCTGGCCAAGGTACACAAAAGAACGGTTCCTACTGGAGGGATTATGCTTCTCCTCTTGAGTCTGCTAAGGACTTCATGAACCTCATGACTGATCCTAGGTATGCTCCTGGATTGTCAAGGGCTCAGACTCCACGTCAAGCTATTGAAGCAATTGCTGCTGGCGGTTATGCTGGCGGTGAAGCTGCTTATCCTAGTAAGATTATACGTGTTATGCAGCAGATGGGTGTTAATGTGGATCAACCATATAAGCCCGCAGCTGCGCCTGCACGTAACCAAGCATTCATGCGTCCTACACTTGCTTACATCACAGGCGATATTGGCCCGACTTCTACTGGAGAACACTTAGATGTTAAACAGGAAAATCGACAACGCTTTGCTGAGAATGCGCTTGATAATTTTGTCGAGGTTCAAGATCCAGAGTTTGGGCGTATTAGCCTTGGTGATCTTAAAAGGAGACTTCCTGGAAGAGGGGATAGCTTTGATGAACACGTAGCACGTGGGTCTCATGGTATTGATTACCCCACTGCCAAAGGTTCTAAACTTTTTATTAAAAATGGAGCTAGAGTTATTAGTAAAAC